TCATCACCAGCTTGTGTGGTGATTATACACTGGGCAGGACATGTTGTGGTGTCGGTGGGATCCAAAAATGGAAGTGGCGCCCCATTTTGTGAGGCGCCACCTTGATTTAGCAACTTAACTCTTTCGAGTTAGATTACATTCAGCTCAGATGATACTCATGTCCAAGCAAGTGACAGTTCCGTAGAAATCGGAGCGCACCATCTTCTTGCCGTAGCGAGTCATAACGCCCTTGCGCGGGGTGAAATCCTCAGGCGCGAAGATCGTCGGGGTGACGATCAGGGGCACGTACGGGGCGTAGACGTAGCCGGTCTCGAGGTAGGAACCGCCCTTGTAGCCGACGAGGATCTTGTTCCGGGGGAAGTACGGATCCTTGTAGACCATGAAGCGGTTGCTGAGGGTGCCCATCTTCTCGGCGCCGATGGACATCGTGGACGCGACCTGACCGGAGCTGTCGATGCTGTACGTCGGCTTGTAGAACACCGAGGCCTCGAGCACCGTGGCGACGTCCGGGCCGACGACGATGAAGTTCGCCGCGCCGCGGAGAGTCTTGCGGTGGATCTCGTTGCCCACGTCGATGATCGTCTCGATGAGCGTCTCGTACCACTCGCGGACCGTGCCGGTGAAGGTCGGGCCGGGGTTGAGCGAGGAGGCGCGGGTGACCTCGAGGCCAGTCGACTTGTTGACGAACTTGCCCGGAGCGCGCGACCAGAAGAAGTTCGCGCCCTTCGCCTGCGTGAGGAGATCGTTGAGGATCTCCCTGTCGATCTCGAGCGCGATCTGCTCGGACAGGATCTGAGTGAGCTCCACCTCAGCGTCGAGGCTGTGGTAGGCGTTCAGGTCCTGCGCGAGCTCCGGCGACCACTTGGCGCGCAGCTTGCGCGTGGTGGCTGTGACCGCGATCGACTCGATCTTGATGTCGATCTCGGGGATGGTCGGCGACGGGGTCGAGCCGAAGTCGGACTCGAAGACCGGCACCGTGAGGGCAGAGCCGTCCGTCGCGTTCGCGCTGAAGGAGTCCGTCTTGGCGAAAGACGCGGTGAGGAGCGTCGCGGTGTCACCAGCACCGGCTGCCGGCGTGTAGGAGCCGGAGACGACGGTGAGGACCGCAGCGTTCGTCGTGCCGAGCGCGATCAGCGGGTCGGGTGTGAAGACGCCGCCGCTGAACGTGCCGAGCTGGTTGAGACGACGGACGTTGAGGATCCCCGAGCCGCCCTGGATCGACTCCGGGAGGGGGCGAAGGCCGGAGAGCGCCGGGCCGGAATCAGAGAAGAGGCCGAGCGACTTCACGTTCGTCGTGTCCATGCCCGTCAGGTGGCCAGAGCTCGCGTCGAGGACGAGGATCTGGAAGCGGCCGGTGCTGTCGAGCGCGCCGTTGACCGAGGCGTCTTCCTCGATGAGGTTCGTGATCTGCGGGTCGAACTGGAGGAACTTCCCGTCAGAGCCCGTCGCGAAGGCGAGGCTGCCGTTGGTGAGGGCAGAGTTGCCAGCGAAGGCGCCGCGGAAGAGGACCGTGAGGCCGCTGCCCATGGACGTGGTGTGCACCTTCGAGAAGGAGGTGCCAACCAGGTCGTACTGGCCGCCGACCGCGAGGGAGCCGCTCTGGATGCCCTTGCCGGTGGGTGAGCTGTAGATCGACTGGCCCGCGGTGTACGTGGAGGCAGTGGTGCCGCCGTCGCCACCGACGCTGTTGCCGTAGGTGTAATCCAGGTAGAAGAGCAGCCCGGCGGGGAGGCTCATCGGCTGGATCGACACGAGCTCGTTGGCCACGAGGCCACCGAAGACGCGGCGGACGATCGGGAACGCGATGTTGGTGAAGCCGCGGAGGTCGCCTGACTCCGAGCCGCTGCCGCCGCCCGTGCCGATCGAGGAGGCCTCGCGGAGGAGCTGGGAGGCCTGGTTCTCGAGAAGAGACGCCATGTTCTCACGGCGCTGGCCCTCGAGGCCGCGGAGGAGACCCGTGCGATTCCACTTCTCGACGAGACGCTTGTTGACTGTGCCGAGGTGGCGCTGCTTGATGCCCTCTGAGAGCTGCTCGAGGGAAAATGCCCTGCTCATAATAGACTCCTGACTGATTTGTGGGTGATTAGGACTTCGAACCAATGCCCGCGAGCATGGCCCAACGGTGAACCTCGACTGCCTCATTCATGCGAACGCCTGAAGTTGAGAGCGGTCGAGAGGTGGGGCTGATCGCGCGGCTGCCTACAGACTCGCTGACCAATTCCGTCTTCCTAGCAGCCGGCTTGCGACCGATTGACTCGGAAAGACCCTTGTACAGCAGCTTCACCTCACGCAGGCTCCGGGCGCGATCGAGAGACTCGATGATATTCCGACGCTGAGAGTCGGAAAGCTCACGATCTTGGAGGAGCCTATTGACGTACAGAAGCTTAGCATTGAACAGGTTCATCTCGGTGAGCTGCCCACGGAGGCTTTCGACGGCCTCAGAGTGCTTCACCAAGTTGGCCTTGAGGTCACGATTTTCCTTCATGACCTTTGTCTTTGCCGCCTCCGAGAAGGGGGCGGAAACCTTGTGGTGCGGATTGAGCTTGCCCTTGCTTGAAGGGACGCCCTTTCCGACTGACTCGTTGGTGTCGTCACCGTCGAGCTCTTCTTCGCCCTCGTCGGTGTGAGCAAGTGCGCCCTTCTTGGCCTTCTTGCCCATGCCCATGCCCATGCCCATCTTGCCCTCGCGAAGAGCACGAAGCTCGCGGAGGAGCGCTGTCTCATCGACCCTGTACACCCTCTCAGAGGGGGAGGGCGCGGCGCCCGGAGGCATCTGGCCAGCGGGAGCGGGAGCAGCTTCTTCGGGCGCCTGAGCGCCAGCCATGCCGCCAGACACCAACTGGGCGAGCATCCCCTCGATCACTTCCAGCTTGTCCTTGATCTCCGCCATCTCTGCGGGAACTCCCATGTCAGAGGTGGCGTCGGCGCCGCCAGCGTCTCCTTCCTCTTCCTCTTCCTCTTCCTCTTCGCCTGTGGGCTGGATCGGCGGACCGTCTTCCTCTTCCGCGTCCTCCTCTTCCGCGTCCTCCTCTTCCGCGTCCTCCTCTTCCATGTCCTCCTCACCCTTCTCCTCGAAGAGCTCGGAAAGGGACTCATAGAGGTCGGCCATCTCGTCCTCAGACTCCTCGTCGTAGGCAGACATTTCGTTGCCAGCATGCCCCATGTGCATGCCCTCATCCTCGGGTGACATCTCGTCCGACATGAGCTCGTCGAGATCGACCTCGTACATCTTGTTCTTGCCCTGCATGGCAGCATTCTCCTTGACGATGTGAGTGGATCTCACGTCAGACGGTACCACTTGAGAAATTCTAGCGGAACCAAACTTATTAAGCGCAGCGCTTCTCATCTTCTCCACCACGGGAATGAGAGTTGCGCTCTCCTCAGGCGTGAGTGACTCAACAATCTTGCTCATCGCGCGGAGGAGACCCACCCGCTCGGCAAGCCCTTCGGGAGAGGCAGCATCATCCACAGGCTCGTAGGAGTCCGTGGTGAGGTCGATTTCCTCTGATTCTTCCAGCTCTGGGTCTGCCTTCTTGGCGCCCTCCAGAAGCTGATCCTCGATGAACTTACGAATCTTTGGCGTCACTGCGTCAATGATCGCGTTCTTCGCGTTCTGCTCAGCGACTTCCTTGAGTTGCTTTGCGTCAGCAAGCGCCTCTTGGAACAGACTGCTAGTCATCGATCAGTGCCTCGACTCGTAAATATCGCCACGCCACGCATTTTCAAGCTACTTCCACTCGCCAACGATGACGGGCCTGTGGGAGGACGACGAGTGCGCTGATCCGTACTTCTTTCTTTGAAGGTCATTGAACCTCTGGATCAACCGCGTGGCCTTGATCAGACCCCGCTCATCCCTGTTCGGGAGGACATCGCCCGCGCCCGGATTGAAGCTGAACTCCTCATCGCCTGCCAGGATGGAGGCATGACTGGTCCCGTACACGGTGCCAGTCCTGTTCTTTATGCCCGGACCTGAGGTGATGTTTGGGATCTCTGCAGGCGCGTTCAGATCCTGCGTCCTATTGGTCATTCTGTTGAAGTGGACCAGGGGAACGATGCTGTTCGACATGAAGCCGACACCGCCCTCCTCAAGCGGGTTGAAGGTTCCCGACGGCCCCAGGAAGTTTCCTGCGTCCGATCGGGTGTATCCCATGTCCCTTCTCGGCACGACAGAGCCGATGCGGGAGGCAAACCGCGAGGCGAAGTTCGCCCTGGGTCCAGCCAGCTCTTCTGACTCCTGCTCATCGGGCTCGTAGACGGACGGGTCAGCGTAGGGCCACTGTCCCTGCATGGGCCAGCTCATGCCTGCGCCACGCGGCTTGCCCGCGTTTCCACCCGGACCCGCGTCCATGGGTGGAACCAGGCCCGCAATTCCCTCCCTAAGGCGCATCAGCCGCCCGAGCCGGCGTAGGATCTACCCTTGATGTACGACCCGATCTTCTGCGAGGCCACATTGACCGTGGTCTCGGACGGCCTTGCGAGGCCGCCCAGGCCGACACCGTACTCGACGCCGGCATCCGGAAGTGTTCCAGCGAACACGGGCTGCTGCGTGGGTGAGATGTCGCCCGGAACCGTGGAGGACAGATTGGGGATGTACCCAGAGGCAGGCAGGCCACCGCCACCCACAGTCACCTCATCTTGATTGGGCGCGTCGCTGTAGTTCAGGTCGTAGGACCCAAAAGTGTGGCCGCCGTCGTTAACAACACCATCAGTGACACCGATGTTGGGGATGGAGTCACCTGCACCCCCGTTGCCGTTCAGTGAGGAGATTCCCGCGTTGAGGACAGCGACTTCTGAGTACTCTGCGTAGAGGGGAGAGTACTTGAACGCAGCCTTGAGGTTGACGTCAGTGCGGTGTCCAAGCCCACCTGTTCCGGGTGGGCCAAAAGCAACCACTGTCGCCTGCTTGTGTGATGGCATGTTCGCGCTCCTACCTCTTACCTATGAGATCAAAGCAGTTTTGCGATGTCCTGCTTGAGGCCACCCTTCTTCTCCATGACGATGCGAAGCTGATCGCGGATCCGCATCTCCATCTCGCTCATCTCGCGGAGGTGATCGACCTTCTTGGCGAGAGTGGAGGCAAGCTCATCAGGACGGACCTCGGTCTCATCGAGGCTGAGCGCCTTCTTTGCCTTCTTGTTGGCAGCGTGGATCTTGGCAGGCACAGTGGACCGCTTGCCGCCGACCTTGGGCTCAGGCGGAACCACCTTGCCGAACTTCTGCTTCTTTGCCTCGAGCGTCAGCTTCTGGCGCTCTTCCTGGATGATGCGACGAAGTGTGTTCGCGTTGAGATCGACGATGTTAGGCATGAGACAGTCCTCCGTCACTAACTATCGTCGATCCTCATCTTTATCAGATCCCTATCGGAAGGCGAGCGACGCCCACTTGTCCGCTGCGTCACCGAAGAGCTCAGAAGGCTCATGCTCAGCCACAGCCCGCGCGATCGGATCCATGGAGGTCTCGGGCCTCATCCTCTCGGCCGCCCGCTGCTCCTGGAGCGTCGTCGCTGCGGTGTCGGCGAAGATGGAGGAGAGGATGGGATCGGAAGTGATCTTGCTCGCCAGACTGCGGTGCTCCTGCTGGGCTGCAGGACGCTGGACGACCTCCCGCTGCAGTGCAGGACGATCGAGGTTCATCCCACCGATCGTCTTTCTCCTGGGGGGATCCTGGATGCCGTCAGCTGCAGGCCTGCTGCCTGCGTTCCCACGCAGCTTGTTCCTGGTCGCCTCCTGGATCGGGTCCCTGCCAGAGGCGAGACTCGCACTCATAGACCGCGGAGACTGCTGGGCGTTCACGCCCTCGGTGAGGATCTCCACAAGGCACTCGCGGATAAGAGTCTTCAGATCAGATCGTGTCACTTCGTCTCCCAACTGAGGATGTCGTTGAAGATCCTATTGACGCGATCTGATCTGTTAAAGACGCGGCGGAGATCAGACTCCACAATCTTGGACTCTCTCATCATGAAAGCGCCGGGCGTCGAGGGCTCGCTCACGAAATCGAAGCAGATCAGCTGAAAGTCCTCCTGCACGACATCGTGGTCACCCTGCTTTCGCGTGGAGCCCACACCTCGTGAGGAGATTCCCAGCGTGACGCCCGACTCCACCAAGCTCTGGAGGATCTTTCCGGAGGGCGTGTTGAGAAGCTCCACTGTGCCTGTCACGACGCCCCGCTCGATCTTGGCAGAGCGAACGATGTGCGAGGCGTTCTTCAGCTCGACGACAGACGCGGCCGGATGGTCGCACTCTCCCAGCGCCCTGTTCTCCCTGATGAACTTCTGGTAGTTCTGGATCTCTCGCTCCAGGATCTGCTGGGGGTAGATCCTGCCGTTCTGGTTCAGAGTGTTCGCCTTCTGCAGGATCCCACGCATGATGATCTTGCCGCCGTTCTCGGCACGGGACTGCTCGACGAGCAGGGGCGTGTACTCGAACGGCGTCCACTCAGTGAGCAGCCTCTTGTCGCTCATGTCTCGCTCCCGCTTATTTCTTGACTCAACTTGGAGGCAGTGAGGAACTTGACGACTGCCTCATCGTCTATCACGTCAGCGTCGAGCGACTCCAGCATGAGCTTGACATCGCCCGCCCGTGAGGTGATGTACTCATTCATCTCGCGGCTAGTGTAGTCATCAAGGTCACGCACCGCCTGACGCTTGATCTCCGACATGATCTTCTTCAGCGAGGTCTGGTCGGAGCCGGGAGGCGAGAAGACGTACTCCTTGATGATCTGGCGCTGCTGATCGGTGAGCGTGGTGGAGAACTTGCTGTTGAGCTTCTCCGTCATAATGCTTACGACCAACGAGCTGATATCCCCCTGGTGCTCCGGGCTGATCTCTTCTGGGCGGACTGTCTTCTTCTCCTGCAGCATGCCAGACACAAGCTTGCGCTCGTAGTCGAACACAGCGCTCAGATCAGTGTTGGGCGTCCGCCATGAGTTGAGGAGCACCTGGATCGTGGCGTACTCTCGGTACCGATCGAAGTGCGTGTCGTAGAAGTCCTGCCCAAGGCTGCGGTTGATCTCCGCTATGAGACGGCCCTTCTCTGACTCGAGCTGGCCCCGATCTGCCTGCCTTGCAGCGTCACGGGCCTCGGTGATGATGACCGCGGCGACCGGAGATGAGCTGATCTCAGCGTTAGCGAGGGCATTGAAGAGGCGGAACTCCCTGTAGAGCTCCGTTCCCTGCCTGAAGTGCCTCTCGATGATGTTGAGACAGACTTGGGCTCTCTTTCTGTCTCCTTCGACGAGGCACTTGGAGACGCTCTTGAGGAGCTGCTCGTAGATGACACCCGTGTTCCGCTTCTTGTTGTGAGGACGAGCAGACATCTACTCCTTCTCCTCCCCTCTAGGTAGGCCCGCCCTGAGAGACCTCAGGGTCGCATTTAGGTCATTAGAGGAGGCGGTCGTGTACTTGTTGACCAGCTCATCTATGTCCTGAGCTGAGTCCTCGTCGACCGTCGGAGTGAGGTCCTTCAGGCTGGGAGCGTAGTCAGACTTCTGTCCGTAGGGGTGCCTGATGGCGTCCCTCTTGTCGCCTGGGTCGTGGCTGACCAGCTCATTGTGATCCACCGAGGCTCTCATGACGCCTCCCGGCTTTCGACGCTTGGCGTTGTAGCGAAGGCGGTCCGCGTGGTCCTCGGCCGTCTCCCCCTTCTTCATGGCGCGAGCCCTGCTCGCCTCACTGAGGACGACCGGGAGGGACTCTAGACTCCTGACGCTTCGGTCGATGACCCTCTGTGCCCTGACAGGTGCCTCCTCGTCGCTGATCTTGTACTGGAGCTCGTCCAGCGGCGCCGGGCCACCGGGAGGTGGGCCTCCAGGCACCGGAGCGCCTGCAGCGGGTGGGCCAGCGGTCACAGGAGTCTCTGTCGGTGGCGGAGGCGGCGGCGGCGAGTCGTCTCCCGCGCCGATCTCTCCACCCGTGGATGCCTCGGGCTCGTCGGTCATGCCGCCGCCCTCTGCCTCCGCCTGCACCTTCTCCAGCTCCAGCTCGCGGAGCTTGTCCTTGATCCTGCCCTCCTCGATCTCCTCGATCTGCTCGTCAGTGAGCCCGAGGAGGTTCTTTCGAAGCCACCGCTTGTCGAAGTAGCCCTCGGGCGCCTTGGAGACGATGTCGAAGCGTGTGCCGTAGAGGTCCAGCTTCTGCTGCTGAGCGATGGTGGACGGATTGGGAAGCTGGAGGGTGAAGTCCAGCAGGTCATCCCCCTCGAAGCCGTTGGAGTACAGGTGGATGATCGCCAGCTTGTTCAGCTCCGCGATCACCGTCCGCTGGATGCGGGCGATCGTGCGGGAGAAGCGGATGTCCTCCTGCGAGAGGGTAGCTTTCGAACCTATCGACTCGTCGTATCCGAGGTACGCCTTAGGGATCTTCAGCGCAGCAAAAAGTTTCTTCTGGATGTACTGGACGTCCTCGATCGCCGCGGCATTCGTGCCGCCCGAGAGGGTGTCGATCTTGGTACCGGACTCGCCGCCGCGGACGGGGATAAAATAATCTTCGTCAACTGAGTTATGTATAAAAATCAAGGACTTGGCAACCATGTCTTCATTATGAAGATGAAGTGCAGGTCCTGCTGCAAAGTTGTGATACTTCTCCACGGTAATGCAGCCCGTGTCCTCACGCGCCTCAAGTTTTTCGACGCGGACAACCTTGTGATTCATGTAGCCGATGTGCTCAGAATCGGCAGCGCGCTGAACATATTGCTGGTTGAACGCCTGGAAGGTCCCACATGCTTGCGAAGCAAGCCACTGGTAGGAAGACCTGTTCATGTTAAAGTGGCGCAGGATGTCCTGACGCTTTACCTGACCTCTTCGTGCCTCGCAGAACTTGACCAGCTGATCTGTCCCAACCCTGCTGAGCAGCCACTTCCGCTTAAGATCTTCGATCGGCTTTTTGAAGCCGAACATCCGGAGGTGTTTCTGGAGGGAGCTCCTCGTGACTCTGTCATTGAATCCGTTCTTGAAGTCTGGATTGAGTGCCTGGAGGTAAGAGGCGAACTCTTTGCTGCTGTTGAGCTCGCTGATCAGATCACACTCTCGTGTGGAAATGCCAGTCCCGAGCTTGTCGAGCGCTGTCATGCAGTGATCAATGAACATCGCATCTACACGAAGAGAAAGCTTCTCCACTCTCTTCTGTCTGATGTCGTCTCTCTTCCACAGATCGACGAAGGTCTTTGCCTCGATCTTTCCGCTCTCCCATGTCTTTTTCATCCGACTACGGGAGTTTGCCCTTCCCCTGTCTGACTTGTTGTACTCAAC